GGTCCGTGCTTCGCGGGCCGTGCGTTCATGTTCGCAGTCTTCGCAGAGTGCGAGACCGCCATATGGATTTGTATTACCGCACTTGGCTTTTACTTCGATGTAGTCGAAACCTTTCGGGTAATAATAGGTTACGTGGTTATCACACATTGTATCCAAACTCCGCGTTACATCGTTTGAGTTCGTAATTGGTTAGTACGTTAGCTTTAGCCAGAGCTATCAAAGTAAACCTGGCTGAATAACACAAACCTAATACGTGCCTTTCCCAACCGATTGTATTTGAGTAGAGCAATGCTCGACTAATGAGTTCATTCATTAACTCATTTCGTTCAGTGCTAATCCAGAAATGTTTTTTTGTAGATCGAACAGGTTCTGGAACTTCACAATCACATTCGCCACAATCGATAAGAAAGCGTTGGGGTATTTTTACTAATTTAACCATGTTGGTTATTTACCTCATAATAAAATTTACTGACATGATCGGGCGGTTGCCCTAGTCGGGTTCGAGGATCAACGATGTCAAATAGCGTTATGGCAGTTAGCGATTATGAGGTTTAACCACTAATTCGGGTGCGCCTGAGGCTAACAACCGAAACAGTCCTTAACGTCGTGATCCGACTTGAATAAAATCAAGAAGGCCAACTGCCATAAGAAACAGTCCCATATGTATGCGATAATGTAAAGGTTGACGTAGGGTCAACTTGAAAAAAAAGTCGATTTTACCCAAAAGTGTTGTTTTAATGCAACACTCCCATTCATATATTCAAATGTGTTTATGTTTAAAAGTTCGGATCGTAAAGTTCGCCTTTATCGAGCTTTTCTCTAAGCTCCGCGAGCCGCGAACTAATGGACGCGAGCCTTGGGTCGTCGATACCGTAATCCCAGATAATATCGTCGTATGATTTCTCTAATCTCTTCATTTCTGCGGTAACGTCGGTAAGGCGCGGATCGTCGTTCATATTTGTATTCCATTTTCTCTCAGCTTTCTGACAAATTCTTTAAGGTCCTTGCGGGCTTGAAACAAGTCTCTTTCGGTGTTGGGCCGTGTATCACGGCTATATCGCTCCTGTTCGAGGTTATCGACTTGCTGTTTAAGAAATCGATACTCGAATTTCTGAGCGGGGCTAAGTGCTTCATTCCCCATCTGGGCGCAACTTTGGTTTGACATCAGGTTCTTTTACACCCGACTGAAACGGTGTTCGTTTGCAGTACATCATAATTTCTTTACCGTAAGTATCTGCAAGAATATCGTACAGATTATCAAGAACCCCATCTCCAAAAGCATCGTAACAAGCTTTTTCACTTGGAAATATAACCGATGTCGATACGTCCTGATCTTCAACAACGTACTCGATAACTAAAAGTGTGTAAAATAGTTTAAACATTAATCATCTCCCTTATACCTGATCCTTGTGTTCACACCTAAGTTGTAGATGCATTCTGTTTTAAATTCTTCCAAAGCTTTGTGCATATACTTCATGTCAGAGATCTCTGGGTTTTTGGGATCATGTAATTTAATGATACTTTCCAACCGATCCACGACGTAATGCATACATACCCTGTCATCTATCATGCTATCCTCCAAACTCTGTAACCAATAAGTTTGCCGTTTTCTTTTTGCATTCTTTTTACAAAGGCTTTGACCGTGGCTTTTCGGTTAATGCATTTTCCGTAACGCAACCTAATGGCATTCACCATAGACACAGCTTCTGAATGTGTTTTAAAAAGAATGCTATCATCTATCTCCATTTTTTTTGCTATTTGTGCATAGTGCCCGCTTGGTACGATAGGAACATCTTTTTGAATTTCATTATACTTTTCAGCCATTTTTACCTCCACTTGCCTCTTCTTCTAAATACTTTGCTTCCATGCCCGCGTTGTTGAGTTCTTGCGCGAGCAGCGTCATCAGGTCAAAGTTATCGTGCGTAATAACGATCTGATCCGCGGGCAGCGAACACTGGACTTTGAACTCACCGTCAACAAATATGACTTGGATGGAGTTGATAGCGTCCTTTATATCTTCCACCGTTGCGACTTTAGTCATCACGCCACCTCCCGATACTCATAAGTGTAGTTGAACTCAGCATCTAAATAATGCCACGCTTGTTCATATTCATAATCGTAATTTGTTCCGCCATTTTCCATTTCATCTTCAGCAAGAAGATGCGCCCAATGGTTCAGACTAGGTTCGTGGTCCAAGGCTAATTCTTCTTGAAAATAAACGTCACTCATCGTCAAGCACCTCCACGTTGAAATGAACGCCGTAACTGTCAGGCGCTGTTTGATCTTCATCCCAAATGCGGTGTTCAGCAACGATGTGACGAGCTTCTTCTTCACTCTCAGCCTCTTCGTAAAACACGTTGGTCTGCACGACTTCAATTCGATACTTTTTCATTCTTCAACCTCCAATCTACCAGTGCCACCGCACGTTTCGCATTCCATTGGTTTGACATCAATGACACCAATGTCGCGATCAACATTGTGGGGTCGATAGACCTCAACATCGACAATGCCTTCGCCGTCACAGTCCCAACAGTAGTCTGGTTTTCGTTCCTTATTATAGAATACCTTGTCAAAGATATCGCTCAACATAATCTCCATTGGATCTACTTTGTGCATCATGTGTTCTCCCTGACCATGCGTATTGCGGTTACCATAGAGTAAACTTGCTTGGTTACATCTTTATCGTCCCAAGTTATTTCCATGTCCGTGTGACCAAAGTCTTTATCGTAGTCGATCATTTCTAAAACTGCTGCTTCAAGGGATGAAGCTTCGATGAGAAACGGCTCAAGGCCGTTCTCCGTTTCAAACCAACCGTCCATCTCAGGCATCTTCAAGATCCTCCTCATCCAACTCCGGCTCCCAACTCTCGTCTTCACCGTTGACGTATCGACCTTCAAACATGCCGCCTTCGTCTTGGTAGTCGGCATCAACAGAGATACCCAAATCAACCAATGCATTCCAAACTGGAAGAGGTGGTCCCCAAGCTGTCCAACAATGAAAGCCAAACTCTGCCTCGCAACCGTCTTCATACGGGTTACCGATTACGGTAAGTTCTGCTTCTGTAAACTGTACGTCACAAACCTCCCACTTAGTTCCCCAGTTCTCACATCGCCAATCGTACCAAGCAGGTATTGCATGACCTTGCTTAGAAACTCTTGGTTTGACAAACATCTCAAACGGCATTGGTTTGATTAGCTGACAGAACATAGGATCTGTGCGTTTAAGATGGTCATAAATTTCTTTGATTAGATTCCGTGGTCCGCGTAGATGGACTTGTTGGTCACAATGGTTGGGCATAATTTTCTCCTCATAAGTTGCCGTTTTTGTTATCTAGCAACTGTATGGGAGTATGTCAACCCCTAGTCAATAAAATTGTCAATGAACTTCATCACTAGGGCCGTCTTTAAATATATCTTCGCCTATTTCCATGCGGATTGCGGCATGGCCCATCGCGCCCGCTATTGTACCAAAAACTGTTTGTGGGTCTGGGCTACCTGTCATCAATCTATACATAACTGCGGTCAATACGCCGCTTATCACTGCGCCGGAAGAAAAATCTTTGTGAGCTAATTCTCTAAGCATTTCTTCGGTAAGTTGATAACCAAGGTCATAATCTTCTTTATGTTCAGCTTTCATAATGTGATTATACTTTACTGTTAGAAAAACAAAAAGCCCCAAACGGAGGCTTGGGGCTTAATGCAAATTTTATGAGGTGTCTCACACATAAGCGATTGTATGGGACAAGTCAAGCGGTTTCACGATGTTTTTTGTAAATTTCAAACATCAAGCGTAATTGACCGCTAATTGTACGCCCTTCTGCCTTTGAAATCGTTTTGATCTCACGATATATCTCTATCGGAACCAAAACACTCTTCCATTTTTCTGTATCCATAGCACTTCCCCTCTTATTATGTAGGAACATATAAGATGTTATGGGAAATTGCAAGAAAAAAGCCGCGGTAATGGAGCTAACCGCGGCAGTTGGGAGATAGAAGCTTGTCAAAGCCTATCGAGCAGACCCCCAACTTGGACCTATCTCCACGTCACACAAGTTGGGTACACTTAATGGTAGCGCATTTTCCATGATCTTGGCAATATTTTTAGCATCTGCGACAGTTTTAACCGACATAGCTATCTCATCGTGTATCTGGATAAGGGGCAAATGCCCGCTTTCGTACAGATCTACCATGGCTTTTTTGGTCATATCAGCGGCGGACGCTTGGATCAGGCGGTTCAAAGCTTTGTATGTGTAAGCCCGTTTCAACCTGACCGTATCACCATATGTTTTGACCGCATCTTCAAAGGGCAGAGCTTTGTTCATTGCAAAACCATCTGGCTCCCAGAGCGGAAAGCGGCACTTGCGTCCAAGTAAAGAGCGCAACTCGCCCTTGCTGTCCTTCTCATTGAGCCTATTCATCACGCCGTTCATCAAACCCTTCACAAACGGAACACGCGAGTGATACTGTTTAATTATGTCACGGGCTTCATCTGCTTCAATCCCAAGCTGATCAGCAAGTTTATTGACGCCCATACCGTACATCATGCCGAGGTTTATGGTCTTCGCCTGTTTACGTGGTATCTGTGCCATTTCTGCAACCATCGTATGGAAGTCAGTCTTTGGATCTGAGTTGTACATGTTCACAAACTCTTCGGCTCCGCGGAGCGGGCTGTTTCTGTTCTGACCAAATACATGCGCGTAATGCACCAAGATCCGTGGTTCCTGTTGCGAGAAGTCTATTGCAGCCCACTGGTCCCCCTCTTCCGGCAAGAACAGACCGCGTATCATCGGCCCCAACTCTGGGTCGCGAGCGGGAATTTGCTGTAAATTGGGGTTGTTCATCGAGATTCGGCCCGAAACGGTGCCTCCATCGTCGGACCGGATTTGGTTGATGTGCGAGTGGATCCGCCCATCTGACCGACAGTGCTTAAGAATTGTATTGATAAACGTACCAGAAGTTTTGTTGAGGTTGCGAGCTTCGACGATTAGCTTCGGTAATTCGTGAACGTGGTCAGACAAATACGACTTGGTAAACGACGGGGCATCCTTTTCTGTACGTGGATAACTTAATTCTAGCTTTTCAAAAGCTTTTGCTATAGACTGCGCCGCCCAGATCTCTACGTCCATGCCCGTCAATTTTCTGATGGAGCGCAAGACACCCTTCTCACGTTTGAGTAATTCGTCCCGCAGCCGCTCTGCTTTGTCTAAATCTACGCGAACACCGCGCCATGTCATGTCAATCAGGCACGGCAGTAGTCTGGTTTCTAAGTCCACAATATCAGAGACGCCTTCGGTAATGATCTTGCTTTGAAAGAAGTTGAACAACTCAAGCGTTATCTCTGCGTCCGCTTCAGCATAAGGGCCGACAAACATGGCGGGCATCTTGTACATCTCTGACTTCGGGTCCAGACCAAATGCTTGCGCTGCTTCGTTCAGAAGCTTCTCTGACTTGGTCTTGTCAAGATAATCAAAAGCCAGAGCGTTAAGGCTGTAACTGAACCTGTTCTCGTCAAGCAGTGATCCGATTAGCATCGTGTCAAAGATTTTGCCCTTCAGGTCAAATCCCATGCGCCTGATCCACCCCGCATCATACTGTGCGTTGTGCATGATTTTATCAGCGGGACACTCGAACACTTTTTTGAGCCAACGGTTGACTATTTTCTCGTCAAGATTGCCTCCGCCATTGTGTCGAATTGGGATGTAACCAGACCATGTATCGGTTGCAATTGCATAGCCTACAACCTCCCCATCTCCAGTTGCCCATCCTGGTCCGTTTGACTTGATATTTGGATCTCTTGTCTCCACATCTACTGCTATTCGCTTGGCCTCAGTGAGGTCAGGCAAGTCATGCGGAGGAACCCATTCGCTCTTGGGGGCGAACATGTGCATTTGTAGGGCCATTACTTTTCTCCGCCAAGCGCAGCATACCCACAGATATCAACCCAACCGTCCATGTGATTGGACTTCATCAGTCGAGCGCACTTCATCAGGATCATACAGACGGCAACCTGTTCTGCATTGATCTCAGTTTTGAGAAAGACCGACCAGAGATCGCCTATGTCTTGAAAGTTTTCTTTAGCGTCGCCGTAGTCTTGCGCTCGGTCACCGTTAATTAGAGTTTCTGCTTGCCTCAATATTTCATCACGTTTCATTATTTTTGTCCTTTGGATAGTAGACGAGGTAAAAAGATCCACAGTTTGGACACGACAGATTTGTTTCAATCAGATATTCTTCGGACATATAATTATCCTCCTCAATATCGTGATCGCCGCCCCATATTACTTCTTCTTGACAGTGCCAACATTTCATAAGTCATAACTCCTATGTGCATCTTCGGGTTCTACGACATACAAGTTTTTACGAGTGCGCGTGACGCCCACATAAAAAACTCTGTGCATATCGTCTGGGTTCATCTGCATGGCCTCGTCAGCCGCTGTAGATAAATCTGTAAAAAGCACGACATTGTCAGCTTCCCCGCCCTTTGATCCGTGGATCGTGGACACTGTGATACGGGGGATGCCATTGAACTTCTCTCCGCGTCGCAGCAAAGCTGTAATGTATGCTCTATCTTTATCGGGTATCTTATCCATTGCTTCGGACCAGATCATTTCGTCCACGATTGCCAACCCGTGGTGTATTTGTAACTCGGCTAGGTTTACCATGTCGGTGTCTTCAAGTGCGGGCAGTTTCTTATAGCCACGGGTAATACGCTTACCGACGGACATAAAGCTGTAGATGTTTCGCGCCGTCTTACCAGAAACAGGCTTGCCCTTCTGCAAATCGGTCCACCCGTTGACGGCGTCACTTATCTTCTCACCAATGGACCGTGAGCCGCGGTAGGTAAACAAGTAACCGTTTGATCGCAGATCGGCAGACACGGGCTGTAGTTGGTATCCCGCTTGCGCCAGTACAAGCCAACTGTCTCTCGACATATCTACCTCATTCAAATCAGTAATGCGTAAGTATCCGCCGCGCTCTTGGCGAGGCTCATACTTTTTTGGGTATCGGTTCTTGATCCGACTTGAGATGCGCTGCGCTATGTCATGAACGGTAGATGGTATGCGGTAAGACTTAGACAGTGTTTCGGACGGACCGTCTAGTTGTATAAAATGTTCTACATCAGCCCCTGCCCAACGGTAGATGGCTTGGTCATCGTCTCCCGCGCAATACATGCGGTTGGTTTTTTGTTCTATCAGATGGGCTATGTCCCACTGTAACGGAGACAAATCTTGTGCCTCATCGAGAAAGCAAAGCTCAAACGGAGGGCAGAAGCGGTGCCCGTCATCCACAAAGTTTTGCAGCATGTCGGTAAAATCATAGAGACCCAAAGAGGTTTTGTATTCGTGTAAGCTCTTGGCTACAAAATTGACGGTGTTCCAATCCTCTTGCAAAGAACTGTGGTTGTATTCTTCGCGGAGCGGCGTCTTTTTTATACGGGCTAAGTTGATCAGGCTGATGATCGGGTCGTGCTTGTTGAGCACATCAGATATATCATCGTCTATCGCCACGTTGCCTGACACGAGGTTGATGCCGATAGCCGTGCTAAGTTCGTTGTAATTCTCTGGCTGCATAATCTGTTCGGGTTTTATGTCAGACAGGGTCAATGCAAGACTGTGCAGTGTTCTGAAGTAGAACAGGTCTTGCTTTGGATCTAGTTTGAACCGTGCCGCCGCCCGTTCTTTGGCTTCCGTAGCTGCTTTGCGAGTAAACGCCAGAAACGCAATGCTCATAGGTGGAGTGCCCTCTTCAAGAGCTTTGTCCACCATATTAAGCAGAGTCGTGGTTTTGCCCGTGCCCGGTGGACCGAATATCCTGAACATTGTTCTTTTCCCTGTTATATATCTGTGACACGCGCTGCTTGGAGATGTTGAACCACCTACCAACCGCAGTTGCTGTCATATGCTGCTCGTCAATCATGCGGACAATCTCTTTGTTTCGCGTCCTTTTAAACTCGTCTATCAAAATGGTGCCTCGTTTCCAAACTTGGGTGGATCTATGTCCATGTCTCCGCTCTCATAAGATGGTATGTGCCATACTCTGACCGCTCTGCCCTTGATCTTAAGAACCGTGGACTCGCCGTTTATATCTCTTAGTCTTTGTGCTACCTTGTGCGACTTATATTCAAAGAACTTATTCTTACGCAAGAACGCCTCAAAGTCTTTCAGTCTAAAGTATGTAAGCTGCGTCTC